TTTAGGAAAAGGTAACTATACAATGAGTTTTGTTAACCAAACTAGCTTTTGTGACAATACGAGTTTTGTCAATCAAAATATCTTCTGAGACAATATAACCGCCGTAAATTTGCTTATACGTTTCTGCCACAGACTTGACATAAAATTGCAAAATTTTACCGTTTTTTGTAATCAGTGTGTATTGCATCATGTCATTATTATAACAAAATTGGCAATTTCGAGCAACCGTTATTTGATGTGTATTTTGTTCTTATTTTTACTAAATTCTCGACCCATGTAATACCTGATCATTTTTTGATTTATGCAATGCGGTAAGTCTATATAGGGTTCTTCTACTACAAATTGATAAGGGCAGTCCACCCAACTAGCACTTTGCAAATATCGATAATAAGCCGATCGATGTTTTTGATTGGCTGCATCAAATATCGTATATGGCCGACTCGACATGAATGTTTTTAGCATATTAATGAAGTGTTCTTGATTCTAGGTTGTTGACGTTAAGCAGTTTAAAAATTTTAAGAATGTTTTCTGGAAGGTCGATATCTTTGTGATCTTCAGGCATCAAAAATGTTTTTAAGTTGCCGTCCTTGTTTAAAATTAAAACAAAATCGGTGTCGTCGATACTGTTAATAAATTCTTCTTCGGTAACATCCTCGAGATCGTCATTCAAAGATTGTGTCATGATACTGCTGCTCCAATTTTTTTAAGTATCGATTTGTCAGGCGAACAAATTTTAATACCACAGGGTCGGTTTTGTCAAATAAATTTATATAAGTTTTGTAAAGTCTCGAGTGCTCTACTGTATTTTTTTTAGATTTTGGATTCAGAATAGAATCTGTTATTAAGTTAGCAGCCGCAGTAAATGCATACGCATCTATTTCGTCAGGGTCTCCGTAATATTCTTGTTGTTCTTTGATGTTTGGCTTGAGTGTCGTAGCTTTATAACTTCGACACCAGTTATAGTTTCTACGTCTGAACTGATTAAGATGCATGTATTCGTGACCGAGAATAAGAGAAAAATTAATACAAAACTCACTCCAGTGATTTCTGCTGAGATCACTTTCGTTAAAATAATAAAAATTTTTTCGTTTAGGGAAACCTATTTCTATTTCGATGCAAGCTTCACCGTCGGCATCTTTTTCTGGATCATATAGACCGGCAACATCGAAGTTATTGGATATCACTGTTAATGTCTTATTAGACAAAATTTTACAATCTTTATATGGAATTGCGTGTCTTACTTTTCGAATGATAGTATGATGATCAACTACTTTATCAACCATTGGATCATATATGTCGTATAGTCTTTTAAGTAGTTGAAAATAATTCATGTCATTTAAACAGTATAAAAGCCATCAAAACTGCTTGTGCAATAAAACCTGTTCCAATGGTAACAATATTTAACTGATCTTTAAGAACAATGGCTCTTGCAAACAGTAATACCAGACCCGCCCAAATAAACAATACAATATCCACACTGGGCAATCTATCTGTTAAACCTGTCATCAATGCTAATAAACTAGGCACAGTGGAACAGTGTAAAACAATAGCAGCCAACCATCCCAGTGTGTCTGCTGTCAACTTTTTTAAATGATCTAAGAAAAACTTACGAATCATTACTATCAATCTTAGTACACTAAATTTTTCCACAATTAATCCTTATAAAAAATATGTTGGCCGATCTGTGTAATTTTCTGTTTGCGCCATCCTGGCTGTACGTATGTTGCATGATAATACATGGCATTAGAAAGACCGGGCAATCTAAAATTTTCTAATAGAACTTTTTTAGCCACTTCTTCACTTTCTTTGTACATAGCAGCATATACTGGTTTAATTTTATGTGTGCTTTCACATACCCAGCTAAATTGACAAATCACTTTTTCATATATAATATTTTTTTGATAAACAACACCGCAGACACCTTTGCCGAAACGTCCGTCGTCTACACGATTCAATGTCACTTGTGCAACTGCAACTTTACCTTCAAACGGTTCGCCGGCCGCTTCCCAATATATATTTTTGGTTAAACATTCGAGTTGCTTGGTCCGCTCGGCCATAGTCAGTTCAACATTATCCTGAATTGCCTTAGATGATCGCAAATGATCAAGCTTTGCCTTAGTTACCGAAACTAACATAATCATTGCTACAAAAAATCCCAGTAACAACAAAGAAATTTTGGTAAGATTAATCACTCTTGCATAGTAGCGATTTGATATAGATGATATCATCTTAGAGTCCTTTCTTTAAGAGTGTGTTTTATATACCAGTGAAATTACCGGATAAACTGGTAACTTAACTAGTTAACAGACACTATTATAGCTATTTTTTGATATAAAACAAGTAATTTGGTTTATACTGCACCGGTTATTCGGACACCGATACTGCTAAGAATGTTGTTATTTTTATTTTGATTTAATAAAGATTTAACAATGTCGCCCGCCTGATTAGGCTGGCACATACCAAACAACAAGTAGTCAGTGCCGATGCTTTGACTGTCTGCTGCATAACTTGGTAAACTATTTACAAAACCATAGATCAATGAATTGTCATTGAACGACCCTGCTGTAATATTAGCTTTATTATAGTTTACAACTTCGTAGTAAGTGAACTGACAAAGCTCTAACCAATTTTTGTTTATCTTTTCAACAATACCACTAGTCTGTGGGTCAGTGGATGCTGCCCTTAAAAGGTTATAGTAAGAATCCACAGCATTATTGTATATTCTAAGTGCATTATCTATTTCAGGCTGTGAAAAAATTGCAATAGTTTCTACTATGTCTCCATTCGTGAAGGTAGTAGAAGAAGAGGCAACAGCAGAATAAGCAGTATATGTTTCACTGACAGCAGTCAATGCAGCCCTAATTTGATTTCCATAACTGGTTTTACTTAATTGATCTATTGCTTGATTAACCGCAGTAATTTGACTGATCAAATATCCCGAAGCCATTCCTATTACATTTAAAATTGATATCGGTCCGCTATTTGGCCCAGTAGGCAAGAATTCTCGTAGCCCATCTATTATTGCAGCAGGTAACAAACTAGTAGGAGTTGACAACGATTCTACACTGGCAGGAACCTGCGCCAACACTTGATCTATCACTGCTAATAATTCTTGTCCATTTGCCACTGTTAAACCAGGGGCTCTTTGATACAAGTCTAGCCCAAATGCTTGAAAATTTGAAAACACACTGTCATTGTTTCCGCCCGAGGCTCTTTCAATACTGGTATAATCTAAGGGACTCCTAAGGTTAGGAATGGTGCTTCCCAACACTGTTTGAATTATCACCAAGTCTCCTGCACCAGTAATAGATTCTAGTGCCAAAGTTATATCTTGAGTATATAAATCATCGTAAATGTTTGAAAAATTTACATCGGCTGCTGTCAATTTTGTTGATAGACCGCCAATGGCCCCTAGTCCTTTATCCAGCAAGTGCTTTGCTACAGAATTTGCAGTACCGAAATGACCATTTTTAATTTCTGTTATCATGGTGCCCATATTACCTATGGCAGCTCTCAGTGAATTTCCCACACCGTAGTTACTAAATCCTTGTGTTAAAAATTCTTGATAATTTTTAGCACCGTAATATCCCAGATTATTTTCTTGTGAATTTTTTAATGCAGCTAGATATTCGTTACTAGTAGTAACCCAGCCTAAAATTTGATTGAAACTATTAATAAACGCATAATTATCAAAAAAGTTACTACCAGACAATCTAGTAAGTTGCAAATCGACATAGTATAACGCATTGCCTTGCAATTCTAGAATCGATGAAGGCATAACTCCGGTTAATGCCGGAATAGCAGAATCTTCTCCAAATCTAGCCTGAGTTGGATCTTTCCAATATTCTCTGAGATATCCTGTTAGATAAGGAATTTGAACAACTGCTTCTTCAAGATCAACTCCACGAGGAACAAATCCCAACGATTTAAATTTAGGAGCACCAGGATTTAATTGCATGGCAACCAAATTACCTTGAGCGCTTAATGTTCCTTGATATAAACTGCTGACTGACGGCACATTATTATACTGAGGCATTTCTATGTTGTAAGCATAGTTGTTGTCAGTGCTATTTGCTTGGCCAGCTGGTATAGTTGGACCCGAACTTGTTGTATTACCTGTATCTAAAGGCATTATCCTATCCCCGATGTGCTAGTAGAAACATTTGTTCCGTAAGTAGCATCCAAATTTGTTACTATGTCAGGCTGACGGTCGACTCCATTATTAGGAGTAGGATCTTGACTAGTCAATCCACCTGTTCCCCAAGGACCGCCTGCGCCATTTGCGGCGCTGCCACCCCTAACCAAAATTCCATCAAAAGTCCAACTGTCTGGAAGTAAATCTTGTTTAGTTCCTGCATACACATATTCGTATCTATCAGTTTCATCTGGCCCGCAATCTGCTGCTCGTCTTTGTACATATACGTCGTCGCCTTTTAGTACTACTGCGATTCCAGGAACAGATATCATCTCTGGGGTTATTATTCCGCTACTAGCAAAGGTAGTCATCTGTCTTAGAAATTCCTGATTAATAAAAAAAGGAATTTGCTGCCCTTGATCCATGTAATATGCAGCAGCTAGTTGCAACGGGCTTAGATTAGCTATTGCAATTTGCGGACTATTATTTAAATATTGTCTAGGAATGGCCATTTTATTAATCAATCATACAGTAATTGTGGGCGATTCAGTTCTTACTGTTAAAGTGTCTGTTCCTGTTTGGGAAGGAGATGTAGTTGCAGCGGCAATCACAGTGCGACTAGAATTGGGAGGTGGGGCAGAAGTTCTGACAGAGTTATCTACTACATAAGATCCCCAGGCAGAAGTGACCACAGAAGTGGCAGCAGACCTAGCTGCGCCCACTGCGATATCTCCTATTATTCCTCCACCTAGTGCAGTTTTTATTGTATCAGTGACAGTGCCCACTGACTCAGCAATAGAAGTCAAAGGTTCAGTGAAAGCACTGAAGCTGTCAGCTAGCTGACTAAATGAATCAGTAAAACCAGAAATTGCCGAAGTAGCTGCGGTCTCGGCGGTGCCCAGTGCTTGATTAATTGCTGTTTGTTCTGCCGTACTAGCTAGTCCGCCCCCAACTGCATCTGCGCCCCCATCTGCAGGCGAAAAACCGCCTTGAAGGGCTGCACCTAAAATTGCACCAGCAATGCCCAACCCGCCGCCGACAATAAAAACGTCGCTGCTGGCAGTGGTAGGCTTGTGTCCACATATTCCCAATCCGCCTTTGGTTATTGGAGTTTGTCCTTCTATAGTAACCCCCGCTGGTAAATCAAATACGAATCCAAAACAATGAATAAATGTTTTAGGAGTACAGCCGTAGTGGGGAGTATATATGGCGCCAAATAACGCTACTGGTCTACCATTAACTGTTACAGATGAGCTAGCTGGCGCGGTAATAATACCACCATATCCAAACATGTCACCTTGTCTCACTACCGACATAAAAGTCCTTAAACTACAATGGGACCTTTACTTACCGTTTGAATTCCAGTTGTGGTTTGTAGGTAATGGTCCTCGAGTTGCTTAATTACCGGAGAGTGCATCATTACGTGCTCCTTTTTAAGCTCTACATCCTTATTTATATCACCAGAAAATAGGCTTTGCATCAAACCTAACCCTTGTGGACTTGGTATAACTGTGCAAGGTCTGTTTACAGTCCAGCCCATTAAATGAGCGTCGACAATTTTAGCAACAACTTCGTCGCCATTTACTAATTTAAAACAGGCAATAGTTCCTGGTTGGTATCCTTTAGATTGTAACACCGAATTTTTCCTTTAATTGATCTTCAGTTAGTTTGACAAGACCGTTATAGCCGCCTTCGACTATTAGTGTATCGTCATTATAAATTTGTGGCACTGTTCTGTGGCCTTGATCTATTACAAATTGTTTTGCATTGGCATCATCGTCGATATTTACGACTGAATAAGAGACCTTTTTATTATCTAAAAAGTATTTTGTTTGTTCGCAAAACGGGCAGTTATTTTTTGTGTATACAATAATCATTATAATGTGAATCCTTTGAATGTACTTTGATCGACGTCCTGCTTGGTTCCGCCGATCACATAGCTACTTATCTCTGTCTCCTGAGGTGCGACTTGAACTTCGGCTCCTGCAATCCACTTAGCAGTCCAAGGTAACGGATTACTTCCGGGTTTGATTCCGCAATCTAATCCCACAGCCGTCATTCGTTTACAAGTTAACCAATCAACATACTGACATAATAATTGTGTGTTCAATCCTATCATCGATCCATCTTTGAACAAATATTCTGCCCAAGTTTTTTCTTGTTCGGCAGCATTTAGAAATATACGTTCACATTCTTGCTTTGTTTCTATTTTTAATTTTGCATAATCGGGGTCGTCTTGTGGTAGCAACTTAATTAATGTCTGCGTACTACCAAGATGAATATTTTCATCTCTGGCAATCAATTTGATAGTTTTTGCATTGCCTTCCATTTTCTTTAATTCAGCAAATGCCCACGAGCAGGCAAAACTTACATAAAATCTTATGCCTTCTAATGCATTGACAGAATTTAAACACAACCACAATTTTTTCTTTAATTCATAAAGATCAACAATGATTTCCTTACCGTTAACAGTGTGCTTGCCTACCCCCAGTGTCTGATACCAAAGACTGGCCTGAATTAAGTCGTCGTAATATCGACCAATATCTTTAGCACATGCAACAATAGGCTCAATGGTTAACAAGTCGTCAAATACTTTACTGGGATCACTGAAAACATTTCGAATAATGTGTGTATAACTACGACTATGAATAGTTTCATTGAATGCCCAAGTTTCGATCCAAGTTTCTAATTCAGGAATTGTGGCCAGTGGCAGTAACGCTAAATTAGGACTACGACCTTGAACACTGTCTAGTAGAATTTGTCGCTTTAAGTTACTGGTAAAGATGTGCTGTTCAAATGCAGTCAGTTCTTTAAAATCTTTGGCGTCACGTAACAAATCAACTTCTTCGGGTCTCCAAAAAAAGCCTAGTTGTTTATCTGTTAATTTTTCAAACTGTCTATATTTTAACGTTTCGTAACGTTGAATATTTACAGGTCCGTTTGGATCTAAAAATGCCAATGCTTTGGTGTGATCACCTTTGTTATTAATATTAAAAACGCTCATTTTAAATTCGATTCCTTACTTTGTCGGATTAGTCGGTGTTGCCAGTGGGTTCGGTGCGGCCACTGGATGTTTTGCACAGGCCGCTTTATTACCTTGTCCCGCTTCTGTTAAAAATTCTGTGCCTTTAGCAATTTGGCCAATTGGACAACTACAAGTAGCAGTTACGGTTCCATTTGTTGGATTCTTAT